GCAAGGTTTGCACCGTCAAGCGCCAGGACGAATGGCGCAGGAATACGGAACAAGGAATCGCATCAAGGATTCACGCCGAGCAGATCGCGCAAAGGAAGCTGGCCGAACGGCTGGCGATTGAAGCAAGGAAGGCAGAGCGAGCAAGTTCTATCCTGCCATCCGGCAAGACGGTTTGTGCCAAGTGCGGAATCGAGAAGCCGAATACTGAGTTTCTGATTCGGGACGGAAAGCGCCACGGAAAACGGTGCTTGCAATGCGCGACAGAGGCAACGAAGAAGTTTAGAGCAAAGCGGCTTAACGAAACGCCGGATGAGCATCGAGCCGCACGGTCATACGAAGCAATGACAAGACGCGCCGGTTTAGCAAAGCGCATTCCGGCATGGGCTAACAAGGAAGCGATTGCAGCAATTTATGCGGGCCGGAAAAAAGGACAGCATGTCGACCACATCATTCCGCTGTTCGGTAAGTTGGTGTCTGGTTTGCACGTTGAAAACAACCTGCAATATCTGACCGCTGCCGAAAACATGAAGAAGAACCGAAAGTACAACCCAGAGGATTAGATGCGCGAGATTGAATTGTTCCTGACAGGGCCGCAGGAACAGTTCGTATTCTCTGAAGCAAAGCATCCGGCCATGTGTGCCGGTTACGGCGCAGGTAAGTCTCAAGCGGGCGTTATCCGTATCTTGCTGCGGGCAATAAAATATCCCGGCCTGAGTTTCGCGTTCGTTGAACCAACATTCGACCTTGTGCGGCTGATTGCCTGGCCTCGCTTCGAGGAAATACTGAACAAGTGGCGCGTTAGTTACCGGCTCAATAAGTCAGAGTCGATTATGACGCTTGCCAATGGTTCGCGGATTGTCTTTCGCTCGGCTGACAACCCTTCGCGCTTGGTTGGTTTCGAGGTCGCTGATGCGGTGATTGACGAGGCCGACGTTCTAAGCGTCAAGGATGCCGCCGATACATGGGTCAAGATGCTTGCCCGCGCTCGGCAGAAGAAGCCAGACGGTGCGAGTAATACAGTTGGGTGCGTATCAACGCCAGAAGGCTTCAAATGGATGTATGACACGTTTGAGCGCAACAAGCGACCAGGCTATGAGCTAATCAGAGCGCCAACGTCAAGCAACCCGTATTTGCCTGACGGGTATCTGGACACGCTGAAGGCGACGTATTCATCGGCATTGCTTGCCGCGTATTGCGAAGGATATTTCGTCAATCTCACGGCTGGCTCTGTCTATCCTGAGTTCGACCGGGCGCTTAACGCATCAAGCGAAGTTATCAAGCCGAACGAGACGCTGCATATCGGCATGGACTTCAACGTCACGAAGATGTCGGCAATCGTTCATGTGCTACGCAATGACGAACCGCATGCGGTCATTGAGTTGTTGGACGTATTCGACACGCCATCAATGGCGAAGCTAATCAAGTCACGATACAAGGATGCCGGCCATTCGATCATGGTCTATCCAGACGCTTCAGGAAACAGTAGGAAATCGAACAACGCCAGCGAGTCCGACCTGTCGATTCTTCGCCAGCATGGGCTATCAGTCTGCGTCAATCCGACCAATCCGGCGGTCAAGGATCGCGTTCTATCCATGAACCGGATGCTGCACCATGAAGGCGAGCGGAAATACAGAATCAACCCGGACGCCTGCCCGCATTACGTAGAAGCGTTAGAGAAGCAAGCCTATGATCGGAACGGGGAGCCTGACAAATCAACCGGGCTAGATCACTGCATTGATGCCGGCGGTTATTTCATCGCCTACCGTTACCCGATACAGAAGCGACTCGCTGTCGTTCAAAGCCTGCGCATATGACGCAACGCAACAAATACACTAACCGCCTCCGGGCGGTTTTTTCATTTCAGGGCCGCCCATGACGAAATCAGTACGCAATCCATCCGCCGCCGTCATGGCACAGTCTCGCCATTGGCCGATCATCACCGCGCTGCAAGGTGGCACCGCAGCCATGAGAGACGCAGGCGAGCAATACCTGCCGAAGTGGCCCAATGAGGATGCGGAAAGCTACACCGCACGCCTCGCCACGGCAACGCTCTATCCGGCATTCGCCCGTACCGTTGAGGTGATGGCCGCCAAGCCGTTCAGTCGCCCGCTAACGCTTGCTGATAACGTGCCTGCCCGCATGGTTGAATGGCTGACCGATTGCGACCTCAAGGGCCATAACCTGCATGTCTTCGCCGGCCAGTTGTCGCGGGATGTAGTTGGCTATGGCATCTCGGGTGTGTTAGTCGATTACCCGAAAGTATCGAACATCAAAACGCAGGCCGAAGAGAAGGCGATTGCAGCGCGTCCGTATTTCACCCGTTACGCACCGGGCACCGTCCTCGGCTGGAAGACGACCATCATCAGTGGTTACGAGAAGCTGACCCAACTTCGCCTGCTGGAAACTGTGACCGAAGATGATGGTGACTTCGGTGAGAAGGTCATCGAGCAAGTCCGCGTTCTCTATCCTGGCAAATGGGAAGTATGGCGCAAGGAAGACAAGAAAGAGGATTGGGGGCTATTCGATAAAGGCGTTACCACGCTCAACGAGATTCCATTCGTCTTCTTCTACGGCATCCGCAAGGATACCGGCATCGGTCTTCCTCCCTTGGTTGAACTGGCCTATCAGAACGTCGAGCACTGGCAATCGTCAAGCGATCAGCAGACCATTCTGCATGTGGCGCGCGTGCCGATCCTGACTATCATTGGGGCAGACGACAACACGTCGATTACGGTTGGATCGAAATCTGCCGTCAAAATCCCGATGAATGGCGATATGAAGTTCGTTGAGCATTCAGGTTCGGCGATTGAAGCGGGTCGAAAGTCCATCCTTGACCTTGAGGAACGGATGCGGCAGACCGGCGCGGAATTGCTCGTGCTGAAGCCGGGCGACGTTACTGCTACCCAAGTCACCTCGGAAGACCAGGCGAACCGCTGCACCCTACAGCGTATTGCTGAAGACATGGAAGACGCGCTAGACCAGTGCCTGCAATACATGGCCGATTGGGTCAATGAGCCGCAAGGCGGTAACGCCTCCGTGTTCAAGGACTTCGGCGCTGCTACTCTTGCTGAAACCTCCGCAGAGTTGCTGCTCAAAACCAATCAGGCCGGCAAGCTCTCGGACGAAACCTACTTCAACGAACTGAAGCGCCGCGGCATCTATGCGCCGGATTCGACGTGGGACGATGAGAAGGAGCGCATTGACGACCAGGGCGCCGCGCTCGGGATGATCGAAGAACCGACCACGCCGGAGCCGGTTGATCTGTCGCCCGTACTTAATGCAATCGAAGGAATCAGCGTTCCAGAGCCTGTCGCGTATGACGATACGTCCATCAAGCAATCGCTGGCCGATCTGTCGCAGCAAGTTACCGAACTATCGGCAAAGACCGACGAACCGCAGACTGCTGAAATTGATATGTCGGCATTCGACCAAGGCATCGCAGAAGTCAAGCAGGTTGTTGCTGACCTGTCGGCCAAGGTTGCCGAGATTGAATCCGCGCCTGACGACACGGACAAGCTAGAGGTTGCCATTGCAGAGCTGATTCGCCCGCTGGCTGAACAGGTCGCAGCACTGAGCGCCAAGCAAGCGCATGAAGTCGATTTGTCGTCACTAAAAGCGGAAATCGCCGCTTTGGCACAGAAGATTGATGCTCCGAAACCGCAATCTCAGCCCGTCATCATCATGGATCAACAGGGCCAGGTTAAGAAGCAGATCACCATTACCCGCGATGACAAAGGCGTGATTACCGGGGCGGAAATGATGCCGCAGTCGGTGCAGTAAATGGCGACAATTTCCACCTCGCAAGATTTTGACAGTGCCGCCCGCACCGCTGGCGAGGCTTTCACGATCAACTCGGGCGCGGTATTCACCATCAATTCGGATACCCGCGATGGCAAGAACGCAGCCGCCTCGCGTGCCGGGTCAATGATTCACGATGACCTCGGCAACAGGTGGGCAGGTCGTCATTGACGGCACGCAGGTATGGATCATTGCCTACGATGGGCTGATCGGGTCGCCTAACGTCCCGGCACTTGGCACGACGATTCGCGGCGTCACGTCAGGGGCTACCGGCGAATTGATGAATTGCACCTCGGCCATCAATGCCATCCCGACCGCAGCCGGCGCAGCCATGCCGGCAACCGGCTGGTTCAAGCTCAAAAGCAAATCCGGCACATTCCAGGATAACGAAACGCTTGAAATCAGCGGCTCGACCGACCTCTGCCTGGCGAATGGCATCGGGCAGCGCGGCTGGATTGAGGTCGTCATGGACGATGCCGCAGCTTGGACCATTGGCCGGGCGCAAAACCTGACGATCAATGGCGACTGGTTCGTTTCCGCCACCACCGGATCGGGGTCGGCGCACCAGCAAGTGCAGTTCCCCAACTACGGCGGCGCCAACTTCTTCCTGCCCGGCGTGTGGGTGGATGAAGCGGCGAACGACAATTGGGAATTCTGGCCAGCAACCATCACCGGCACCGGCACCTTCTGGTCGGCGGCGAACATGCTGGCCGAAACCAAAAACAAGTTTTGCGAATGCCTGGGTGGTGGAATTATTCGCTTCGGCGGAAACGGCACGACGGCATGGGGAAAGATTCCGACCTCGGGCGCCAAGTTCCGTATCCCGAACGTATTGCTGAAGTCTGCTGCGACTGCTTCCCGCGCTTCGGACTCAATCCCGCACGCGACGATCACATCGCGTCCAGACTTCGCCATGACCAATGCCGGGTCGATCAATATCAACAAGGCCATCGGTCACTGGAACATCACGTCCAGCCAGGCGTATGCAATCTCGCTGCAATACATCGCCTTGTTCGACAAGTACAACATCTCGGAAACGGCGACCGCCGTCATTCTGAACGAGTGCCACAACGGCAACCACCTGATTGCGCAGGATGCCGCTGCGATGCTGCTGGCGAACAACTACGCGGGCGGAACCGCCACCAACTGCAAGTGGGGCCGCGCCGGCACCATTGCCGCGAACGACTACGGAACCAGCGTTCAGTATTGCAATGGCTTTACTTTCACCGGCTGCCACTTCCAGGGCCGCACGCTACGCACCAACGCTGCTGCCTATCCGGCCTATTTCGCCTATTGCGACGGAACCACGTTCAACGATTGCGTCAATGTCGGCAGCGGGATGTACGTCTTCACCTGCACGAATACTGTAATCAACGACCAACAGTACGCAGACAACTACGCTGGCATTTCAAGCGTCACCAATGCGCCGCTCGGGGCGCTGGTCCTGACCAACTCTAACGGCATCCTGATTGATGGATTCAGTTGGTACACCGCAACCGCGAACCAGC